GTTTCATCTAAATTAATAGATTGTCATATAACCACGAAAAGCGTTAAGCATTCCGTGGTTTCCCCCACTGCCAGCAACAAGGAAACAGTCTTCCCACTTACGTGGAAAGGTCTGATACAAAGTGCTGATCTCAGAGCGCATTCGATGCGGACTGAGGGTAGAGCGGTGGCTCGTAGATTTCTCCGGCTTCGGGAGGATACGAGTAAAGTAAAGAAGGACACGAAGATGAAAAGAAGGATGAATGCGGTCGCTAATAACTACGCCGCGATTCGTCTTGCATACATACTTCACTTGTCGACAATGGTGTCGGCTCGTCGAGAGTGTGTAGCAAAGAAGTTCCGTCGTTTTCTGGGATTCATCAACCAAACGTTGACGCATGGCGTGAAGCACATTAAGGATGTGGCTCACGCCTGGCGTCATCGCGGGTTGACTAACCGTAGGCTGCCGGGCGCGTTAGCTGTCAAAGAGATGCAAGCTAGCACTATTGCGCGCTCAGTAGCCTGGGATATCCCAGAAAGTGATCAAATTCGTGCACGTGAGGAGGCGAACGCCAACTGGAGGGAGAGGAAGAACATCGACACAGATATGTTGATGCCATTAATTAGGCAATATCTCGATACTCTGACTTTCCTACCAGTTGCCGCTAGCGGATCGAAGGGTTCACACACGGTGCGAGTACTACCGAACGACCACGCATGTCTCGAGTTACCTCGAGGACGTGGTGGTCAGGCGGCAGCACTCCACCGTATACTGGACGCCCATCTTGAGAAGCGCAGAAAGATAGAGAGCGCTTTGCCCGCAGTCCACGGAACGACACCAAATCACCTTGATTTGTGTGATTCCGGTTTGGACAAGGCAGAAGACTATATCTTTCAGCGCACGATGGGCACCCCTAGTCTTAAACCAAGTATCATTACTGATCTCGGCAAGATTAGGGTCGCAACGATCCATAGCGCCATTGAAGTCTCGATTGGAAAGCGGATCACCAGAGATTGGATCAAGAGTCTCCGTTGCAATTTGACGTCTCGAGCTATGCTCGAGAATACGGAGATCTACCTGGTAGGCGATGAGAAATCATCGCTCTACTCGGCAGATCTGTCAAAGGCAACGGATACAATTGATCACAAGCTAGCCAGGTTGATTGGTTACGAGTTGTGCATGAGGATAAATCCCCATGAACAGCACAACGTACACAAAATACTAGGCCCGCATGTTAATCTCGGTGATATCGGCTCAGACGGTAAGCCCATAACCACAACCTGTGGTGTTCATATGGGCTTGGGTCCAAGCTGGGTAATCCTTTCGATACTCAACGGGTTCGCTGCGTGGGCATCTGGTGCAGCGCGCAAGTCGCACCACATCTGCGGTGACGATCTTATTGGAGCATTTACAAAGGCTCAGAGACTAGAGTACATTAAGTACTTAGGTCTCTGCGGTCTTGTGTTAAATGACAAGAAGAGCTTCATCGGCAAACGTGGCGTGTTTTGCGAGAGATTAGTTGTTCCTGTAAAAGGAATGGACTGGCACTGGAGAGCGATAGACGTGGGTCATCTCTCTCAAGTCAGTGCAGCCCGTTCCAATACGGGTCGACAAAATCCCAAGGCGCTGGCAGCCGTCGACGGGCTATTCGAATATGGTAAGCACAATAAAGTGCTCAAGAATTTGAAGGGGCTCGCCGACCATACTATCACAAAGTATGGCACACGCACTCGCCATGGAGGTCCGATACGATTCGGCGGCAACGGAAAGTCGAAGAGCACGGCACAGAGTCTGTTAAGACAATGCGCCGGCGCTCAGTCGATCTACGTTGATAGACAGCTAGCTGAATTCCCCAAAAGCTTGAGCGGAACGTTCAGAGAACGCAAGACCTTGATAGGTCATGTGACTCTCGACGACGCCAAGATCTGGTGGAAAACGGCTAGCCATCTGTCACTAATAGTCAGTGGCCGTAGAACGTATCAGAATCCCCCCTCTAATAAAGAGGTCAGGAACTATGGGCGCATTTTAAATGCACCTTTAGTCCTCGACCGATATTATGAGAGGTTGGCAAGTTCCTCGCTCCCACGCAAGGCTAAGGTCTGGCTGTACTCAACAGCCGAGCTCTTAACCAAGCGTGGAAGCCTTCCCCATGGACATCATCGTAGACTGGCAGCGTACACACGCGTGATCAGAGAACGAACCAAATATGTTAGTATTGTTAAGCTCACTAATGAGATATACAACAGATTCGGCATGTCCATGGAAGGGCTAATCCTGGGTCTCTCGACTCCAAAACAGGTGTTGGAACGTCTTTCTAAGAAAGACAAGTTCCACATTCGTCAGGAGATAAGAGACTCAGGCGTTAAGGCACTATCGTTACTCGACTCTGTGAGTAAGATAGTGTCTCCGGGGACCATGTTGTGATGGGTCCC